CAAAAAGGTTGGATGCACAGACGGACCAATTGAAGATTATCTTGCAGCTTTACATATACACGCAAATGAATCGATAGGCATTGATAAAGAAGAGTTAAAAGAAATTATTTTGAACATTTTAGAAGAGCATGCAAGGGATTATGTATGGGGAGCGAAAAACCCTGGAAGAGTCGCTAATCAATACAAGCTTAAAACACTTAAAGATCAGTTGTTAAAAGATAAAGAAACTACTTATTAAGTAAAACCGAAAACAGGAGAATAATAATGGCAACAGTAATGGACGTAGTGCAAGGCATTTCTCAAGCCGTTGCAAATGCATATGATGGCGCCCATGATGAAAGATTTTCTGCAGATGGCGAAGCAAGAAAAGCTGGCCTTAAAAGAGAAAAGGGCGATTTAAATATTGAAGCCAGAGTAATGGACGGTTTCAATGTTAAATTTTACGGTAATAGGCTTTGTATTGAATATCACAGCGAAATGAAGCTTAAAGATGTGCATGATAGAAATAAATTTGAGAATGACGTTAATCAACATATTGCAGATATTGCAAAATATCTTAAGAAAGAATATAAGAAAATCACTGGCAACACTTTAAGTCTTACAAAAAAGGACGAATCTGATATTAATGTTCAACATATGAGCAACATTAGAACTTGGGTCCAAGCAAGGCAATTTTATAAAATTGGTGGACTTGACGGGGTTGTTGATTCACAAGAGCCGGAATCTAAAGACCGTTTAGATAAGGCAGTTCGAAAATGGCTTGAACTTGGTAAAAAAGCTCCGAAAGCAAAAAACGATACCAGGAAGAAAGAAAAAACAGCAAAATAATGAATGTCTTATCAATTAACAAAAAAAGAAATTACAAAGGAAATACTTAGAAGCGGCAAAGATCCCGTTTACTTTATAAATAATTACGCACGAATTTCACACCCGATGCATGGTTTAATTCCTTTTAAACTATATGATTATCAAGGGGAATTGATTCGAGATTTCAATGATTATAGATTCAATGTCATTTTAAAAGCAAGACAGTTGGGTATATCAACAGTTACAGCTGCTTATATTGCTTGGATGTTGTTATTCCATCGCGACAAGAACGTTCTTGTTATGGCCACAAAATTTAGCACAGCAGGGAATCTTGTTAAAAAAGTAAAAGCAATAGTTAGAAATTTACCAGAGTGGGTTCGTATCGCTAATGTTGAGGTGGATAACAGGACTAGCTTTGAATTGACTAATGGTTCTCAAATTAAAGCATCCTCTACTTCTGTCGATGCCGGCCGCTCTGAAGCCTTGTCTTTACTTGTTATTGATGAGGCGGCTCATGTTGAAAATTTAGAAGAGCTGTGGACCGGACTTTATCCTACATTGTCAACTGGTGGTAGATGTATTGCTTTATCCACTCCAAATGGTGTCGGCAATTGGTTTCATCAAACTTATGCCGACTCAGAACATGAGAATAATGATTTTCACCCAACAAAGTTATTGTGGGACATACATCCGGATAGAGATCTTGATTGGTTTGAAAAAGAAACAAGAAATATGTCTCGTCGTCAAATTGCGCAAGAATTAGAGTGTAATTTCAACACCTCAGGAGAGACAGTAATTCATCCGGATGATATTGTAAGATTATATGAGATGATTGCTGAGCCAAAATATAGGACTGGCTTTGATAGAAATTTTTGGATTTGGGAAAACCATGATCCTGAGTGCACATACGTACTTTCTGCTGATGTCGCGCGCGGCGACGGTCAAGATTATTCGGTATTTCATATTTTAAAGCTTGACACGATGGAAGTAATAGCAGAATATCAAGGTAAGGTAACACCAGATGTTTTTTCTAATATGTTGTTGAGTGCTGGTAGCGAATATGGAAATTGCATGGTTGTTGTAGAAAATAACTCAGTTGGCTTTACTGTTTTAGACAAATTAAAAGAGGCAGCATACCCCAATGTTTATCATTCTATTAAGTCTAGTCATGAATACATTGATCAGCTAGAGGCAGAATATAAAAACTCTTCTGTTCCCGGATTTACAACATCTTTGAAAACTAGACCGCTGATCATTGCTAAAATGGAAGAGTTTATAAGAAATAAACTAGTTAAAATATATTCTTCTAGGTTAATTAATGAATTTAAGACTTTTATCTGGAATAATGGCCGCCCGCAAGCTATGCGCAGCTATCATGATGACTTAATTATGTCTTTTGCAATTGGGTGTTGGGTTAGAGATAATGTTTTTTCCGAGAATCAAAGAGAAATGCAGTATAAAAAAGCAATATTAAATTCTATTAGAAAATCTGATAGTATAATGAATACAACAATTTCTGGTATGCAAGGGTACATGCCCGTGAAAAACAATGAAGCAGCTAGAGAAGATGTTAAACAACGTAAAGAATTTTTATGGCTTTTTAAAGGATAGATAATTTATGGCCTCAGAGAGAAATCCAAGAAACCCACAATCCACATTGTTCAGACAGCTGACCAGATTATTTTCTGGGCCACTTGTCAACTATCGTAAACAAATCCCTCGCCGCGACAAAAGAAGGAATTTAGATAAACATAGATTTAAATCTGCTAGCGGCCAACAATTTAAAAAAGTTGCCTATGATCCATTTCAAAGTATCACTTCGAACCTTTTGGCAAACCAAAACAGAGTTGAAAGATATAGCGATTTTGAACAAATGGAATATGAGCCGCTCATTGCATCTGCACTGGATATATATGCAGATGAAATGTCGACGTCGTCAGACATTCAACCGCTTTTGACAATTAAATGCCCAAATGAAGAAATTAAGTTAATATTAAACACTTTATATCACAAAGTTTTAAATATTGAATTTAATCTTTTTGGCTGGTGCCGTTCACTGTGCAAATTTGGCGACTTTATTCTTTATCTTGATATTGATGAAGAATTAGGAATACAACACATTATTGGCTTGCCCCCAATGGAAGTGGAGAGAGTTGAAGGCGAAGATAAAACAAATCCAAACTATATTCAGTTTCAATGGAACTCTGGCGGCCTAACATTCGAAAATTGGCAGGTTGCACACTTCAGGGTTCTTGGTAATGATAAATTTTCTCCATATGGAACATCCGTTTTAGAGCCGGCCCGACGAATTTGGAGACAATTGACGCTTCTTGAAGATGCTATGATGGCGTATCGCATTGTTCGTTCACCAGAGCGTCGAGTATTTTATATTGACGTTGGTAATATCGCTCCGGAAGATGTTGAACAGTATATGCAACGTGTAATGACACAAATGAAAAGAAATCAAGTTGTTGACTCTGATACTGGTAGAATTGATTTACGATATAACCCTTTGAGTATTGAAGAGGATTATTTTGTTCCTGTCCGTGGTACCGTCTCTTCTAAAATTGAATCATTGCCCGGCGGCACTTACACTGGAGATATCGACGATGTTAAATATTTGAAAGATAAACTTTTTGCTGCTCTTAAAGTCCCTCAAGCATACCTTTTCAGAGGAGAAGGAGCAGAAGAAGACAAAACAACTCTTGCGCAAAAGGATATCCGCTTTGCAAGAACTGTACAGAGGCTGCAAAGATCTGTTATTTCTGAGCTTGAAAAAATTGGAATTATCCACTTGTATACGTTAGGGTATAAAGACGAAGATCTTGTTTCGTTTAAATTATTCCTGAACAATCCTTCGAAAATTGCAGAACTTCAAGAACTTGAACACTGGAGAACTAAATTTGATGCCGCAGGCGCTGCAACAGAAGGCTTCTTCAGCAAGCGCTGGATTGCTGATCGTCTATTTGGTATGTCTGACGAAGAGTTCTTGCGTAATCAACGCGAGATGTTTTATGATCGTAAATTTGAATCTGCTCTTGAAGCTGAAGCAGAAGCCGGCCTTGAAGAAGCCGGCGGCGGTCTTGGAGGTGAACTTGGAGGTGAAGATCTTGGAGGAGGTGAACTTGGAGGTGAAGATCTTGGAGGAGGTGAAGAACTTGGGGGCGAGGAAGAACTTGGGGGCGAGGAATTTGGAGGCGAAGAAGAAGTATTACTAGCTGAGCCTTCTAAGCGCGATAGCTATACAAAGCGAGGCTGGAAAGGTAAACGATATACACCTGTAGCATCTGACAAAAGAGATATGGGGGCTAGACAAAGACACTATCT